GACGCATGTAAGGAAGAAGCATTAGCAAAATTAGATAAAGGCTCTGATGAATGCTTATCATGCCAATAAACGCTGGATCTTTTCAAGAATATGACTATAATATTGAATTTGAAGAATGCGAGTGGAGACAATGAAACTAACAACTAATTTTAGTTTAGCAGAACTTACAGCATCTCAGGTTGCCGCCCGTCAGGGTATTAACAATAATCCTACTGCTGGTCAAATTGAAAATTTAAAAAGACTTTGTGAGTCTATTCTACAACCTATTCGTAATCATTATGATTCACCAGTGATTATATCTTCAGGATATAGATCTGCAGAACTTTGCATTGCAATTGGAAGCACCATTCATTCACAACATGCCAAAGGTGAAGCCGCAGATTTACAAGTCATCGGTGTTGATAACAAAGCACTAGCCAAATATATCAAAGAAAATTTAGATTACGATCAGCTTATTTTAGAGTTCTACAAGGAAGAAGAAGGACCTCACAGCGGTTGGGTCCATGTATCTTATGTAGGTAAAGGTAACAGAAAAGAATCTTTGACAGCAACTAGATCTGATGTTACTAAGAAAACTGTATATTCACCATGGTAATTGGAAGATCACAAATGACAAAGCAAGTTGAGGGACAACTCCGTGGCGCGAAAAAAGAAAAGAAAAACAAAGCAAAAAAGAAACCCAATCGCAAAAATTCTAAGAGATTTACTGTTTAGACCTAAAGTGGTACAATCTAAGAAGTTGTACAACAGAAAGAGGCTTAAACAGCATGACAAAACTATGTGCTAGAGGCAAGGCGGCCGCTAAAAGAAAATTCAAGGTTTACCCGTCAGCATATGCCAACGCATATGCCTCTAAAATATGTGCAGGTAAAATCAAAGACCCATCTGGTAAAAAAAGAAAAGATTGGGGTCCTAAAAAAGCTTATCAAGGCAAATTTATTGATTTAAAAGTTGAAGGTAAAACTTATAGTAATCCTTCATATAAAAAATATTATAAAGATCTAATCTAATGTCAAAAAAAGGTGGACTGAAAAAATGGTTTTCGGAAAAGTGGGTAGATATATCTGCTCCAAAAAAAGGCGGAGGTTATAAAGAATGTGGAAGAAAATCTGCATCAAAATCAAAGCGTGGTTATCCAAAATGTGTACCCGCAGCCAAAGCAGCAAGAATGACCAAAGGAGAGAAACGATCCGCTATCGCAAGGAAACGATCAGCCCCAAATACTGGCCCTAATCCTACAAACGTTAAGACATTTACCAAAAAATATTATGGTGGTATGATAGATCTATAATTAATTAATTATAGGAGATATCATGTCAAAAAATTTAAAACCCGTTCCAGCGGAAAAGAAAAAATCGTTGGGCAAATTACCTGAAAATGTAAGGAATAAAATGGGATTCGCTAAAAAAGGCAAAATGATGAAAGCATCAAAAGGCGCTATGATGGGCGGAGCTAAAAAAAATTACAAAATGTCTGGAAAGGCATAATTACTCATGGCTTCTTCAGGAACAACATCTTTTAATTTATCTATTGATGAGGTTATTGAGGAAGCCTATGAGCGTTGTGGTTTAAGAACCAATTCAGGTCACGATATTAAATCAGCAAGAAGAAGTTTAAATCTATTATTCTCAGAGTGGGGTAACCGAGGTATTAATCTTTGGAAAGTAAAATCTCAAACAGAAACATTAGTTAATGGAACAGTAACTTATAATACTCCCGATGATTGTAATGATGTTTTAGAAGCCGTTGTAACAACAACAGCAGGTACACAACAAACTTTAACTAAAGTATCTAGATCAGAATATATTGCAATTCCAAACAAAACACAGACAGGCACTCCATCACAATATTATGTGGACAGACAAATTAACCCAACAATAAGTTTATACTTAGCACCAGATACAAGTGCAGTTTCAAATATTTTTTATTATTATTTAGCAAGAATTGAAGATGCAGGAGCTTATACGAATACAACAGATATGCCATTCAGATTTTACCCATGTATGGTTTCAGGTTTAGCTTTTTATTTATCTCAAAAAGTTGCACCCGATAGAATTCAAGCAATGAAATTATATTATGAAGATGAGCTTAAAAGAGCTCTTGATGAAGATGGTCAAAGAGCATCCGTTTATATTAGTCCAAATGTTTATTACCCACAAGGATCGTAATGTCTTACGCAAAAGGTAAATATTCAAAATCTATCTCTGACAGATCAGGTATGGAATTTCCTTACGTTGAAATGGTCAAAGAATGGAATGGATCTTTAGTTCATATATCTGAATTTGAAGCTAAACATCCACAATTAGATCCACCTCACAAAAAAGCAGATCCTCAAGCACTTAGAAATGCTAGAAATATACATAAGTCAGGTATTTTAGTTTCATTAGATCCACAATATTGGGATGGTCAATTCACATCAAATGGAATGCAACCTTCAACCTCACCCTTAGAAGAAAATAACAAGAGACAGGTTGGAACAAGATTAGGGAGTGTTACAATAGTTATATCATGACATATTCTGAATTAGTACAAAAGATAAGAGATTATACAGAAGTTGATTCTAATGTTTTAACATCAACGATTGTTGATGGATTTATTAGAGACTCTGAATTTAGAATTTTTAGAGAAGTTGATGCAGATTATGCAAGACAATATGCAACATCAAATTTTACAACAGGAAACAGATATGTGCTATTACCCACAAATACTCATATTGTAAGATCTGTAGAAGTTATTAATGGATCTAATAGAAGTTTTTTAGATAAAAGAGATACCAGTTTTATTTCTGAATATAATGGAAGTGGAGCAACGGGATTACCTTCATATTGGGCAAATTGGGATGATGATAATATTGTTATTGCACCAACACCTGATAGTGATTATGAAATTCAATTAAATTACATTCCATCACCACCAGCTTTAAGTTCATCAAATACTCAAACAGAGCTTTCCAAACAAGCTCCAGATTTATTGTTATATGCATGTTTAGTAGAGGCTTATGGTTTCTTAAAAGGACCTGCGGATATGTACAACCTCTATCAAAATAGGTATAATGAAGCAATACAAGCTTATGCTCTAGAGCAAATGGGCAGAAGACGTAGAGATGAGTATATGGATGGTGTACCAAGAGTTAAAATACCTAGTCCATCTCCAAATACTTAAAATATAAAAAAATTTAAGGAGATTTTTTATGGCAATATCACAAGCAGTATGTAATTCATTTAAAAAAGAATTATTAGATGGTGTCCATGACCTAGATACAGGTGGGGATACTTTTCATTTAGCTTTATACACATCACAGGCAAATTTATCAGCAGCAACAACTTCATATACAACAGGAAGTGAAGTTGCAGCATCTGGTCAATATGCAGCTGGTGGTGGAGTATTACAGTCTCAACAAACCTCAGTCGCATCAGGAGTTGCAATCGCAACTTTTGCTAACTTGTCTTTTACTGGCGTTACTTTGACAGCTAGAGGTGCTTTAATTTATAATACAACTGATTCAAATAAAGCAGTTTGTGTTTTAGATTTTGGTGGAGACAAAACAGCAACAGCAGGAACATTTACAGTTCAATTTCCAGCATTTACTACTTCTGCAGCGATTTTGAGAATCAGCTAAGGAGTTTTAAATGTCATCATCTCCCTGGGGATCCAATAATTGGGGCGAACAAGCCTGGGGAGATAATGGAATAGATATTACCGTTGGCTCAGATGCTTACGGCGATGGCGCGTGGGGCGAGTTTGCTTGGGGTGATGGAAATGCTCTTGATACCATTTCACTGACTCAAGGCAATGCAACGGCTTCCATTTCAGTTCAATCGAATGTTACAGGAGAAGAACTTGTAACCACAACAAACACCGTTACTATTCAAGCTAACGCTGAAATTACTTTAACAGCACTCAATACTATTCAAACCGCTTTAGGTGATGAAACTTTAAGTGGTAATGTTAATGTATTCCCAACTTCACTTGTAGCAACATCAAATGTTACTTCAGTATCCATTACCGCAGACGGAAATGTAAGTGAAAATTTAGTTGGAGAGGTTACCTTACAAACAACAACAGACTCTGTAAGTATTGAAATTGCAGTTGGTCCAATTGTAACTCAACCACAAACCTTATCATTAGGTTTAGGTAATGAAACGGCGTTTACTGATGTTGATATCGCTTTATCAGGCGAGTCTTTAGCAACAACGACAGATACCGTTTCAATTGATCTTAAT